CGACATCCTAGAGAAAGTAGTAAAGCCCCTATACAACAAAACAGGGGATAACTAGGTTGCACCCTATCAGTAAGTAGTTATAATAAAAGTATTATCAGATAGAGAATAGATATGGCAAAAAAAGAACTAATCACAGACTACCAACCCATTACACCAAAGGTAGGGGAAAGGTATCGGGTGTTGAAGCAGAATAAAGTATATCTACAGGCAACACCTGGTAGAATAATTACATTACTGGAAGATGATAAGTCTAACTTACCGTACCGTTGGTCATTCTCTGACGATCAGAGTACTAGACACATGAATAGATGTGATTTTGTCACCACAGAGTACCTAGAGCTAGACGAAGCCTAAACTGTGGACAAAGCACCTTGTAATACGGGGTGCTTTTGTTATAGTAAAGGAGCCAACGCACTTCCGTTTATCGGAACCGTTGGCCACACCCCATATGGTATATCTGTAGTGCCTCAAAATTTTTTTTCTTTTTCTTTTTAAGTATCTCGCCGCAAGGCAGCACGCAGTAACGATCTACAATCTACAGGTAGTCCGTTCGATTCGGACATGGGGTATACTAAAGACCATACTTGACGTATACTAAAAGATATGACAGAGGTGAAAACAAATCAGAACGGAGGAAAGAGAGCTGGAGCTGGACGACCGAAAGGTTCTAGTAACAAGTTAAGAGTCACTGACTTCTTTAATGGAGAAGAACGCGACCAACTAATCATGGAAGCTAAGCTACTTGCCTTTGGTGATGGTAACTCTAAGCCTGATAAAGAAATGATTAAATTCCTGTGGGAGCAACTGTACGGCAAGGCTACTATGAAGATAGCAGGAGATGATACCCTTGACCCACTAAAAGTAATCCAAATCATAAAGAATGGCGACAGCACAAATTAACCTACTACCTAAACAAACAGAAGCCTGGAACGCTTGGGAGTCTAAGGATATAACAGAGCTAGGATATGGAGGGGCAGCTGGTGGAGGAAAGACTCGACTTGGTTGGTATTTAGTAATAGCAACGGCAGAAATGTACCCGAACTCTCGTGTTGCTGTTGGTCGTAAAGAGCTAAAGAACTTTAAGGCTACAACTCTCTTGGAACTATGGGAGATATTCAAAGAGATGAGTTACGTAGATGGGAAGGACTACAGCTACAGCGATCAGAAGTCAGTGCTGACCTTTGCTAATGGTTCCGAGGTAGTACTTAAAGATACCGCCTACAGCCCACAAGACCCCAACTACACGGCACTAGGAGGTCTACCCCTTACTTGGGCATGGCTTGATGAGTCTAACGAGACACCAGAGAAAGCTAAGGATATTTTAAAGACTAGAATAGGACGTAAGAACTATCTAAAAGATGGTATCTGTGTTTCTAATGTTAAAGAGGGTGACGACTACGAGGAAATCAAACCGTTCTGGCTAGAGACTTTTAACCCTAACAAGGGACACGTACATCGTGACTACTACAAACCCTGGAAGGAAGGGAAAATGCCTAGCTATAGGGCTTTTATTCGTGCACTACCCGGTGACAACCCTCACCTATCAGATGCCTACATCACAGGACTAGAACGATCAGACAAGGTAACAAGGGAGCGTCTGCTTAAAGGTAACTTCGAGTTTGATGATGACCCACAGAAAGTAATGTTCTATGAGTCTATCCTAGACCTTACTACTAACACACTGATTAAGAACGACGACACTAAAATAATGGTGGCTGACATAGCACGCTTTGGAGGGGACAAGATTGTGTTCGGACTATTTAATGGCCTCAACCTGTACGGCTTGTATGTGTACACCTACCAAGGTATTGATGAGACTATCGCCAAGATGAAATCAGTCATCATAGAGCAAGGTATTGGCTACATGAATGTATTAGCAGATGAGGATGGTATCGGAGGTGGAGTAGTTGACGGTCTAAGAGGTATCAAAGGGTTTACAGGAAACGCCACACCACTACCTATATGGGACTTTGTAAAGAACAGACTTACACCTGCTAACTACAGGAACTTTCGTAGTCAGTGTTACTTTAAGCTAGGAGAGACAGTCAACAGTAGGAACATGTCTATCAACATCACTAAGTTTGTAACCAACATCGAGGGCTACACAGTAGAGAAAGCCTTGTCGGACATAGTAGAGGAACTAGACGCTATTAAGAGTACAGACAACTCAATAGATACAAAGCTGGCTATCATCCCAAAGAGTGAGATAAAAGAGCAGCTAGGTCGATCCCCTGACTTTGCTGACGTTTTAATGATGCGTATGTTCTACGAACTAAAGGATGTACCAATTGACCACACAGAAGAACTGCGTGAAGAAGTAGCTCCTTATAACCCGGCTATCTAATCGTGGTATAATACTGTGACATATGCCAACTAAAAAACAAACCAAACCAAAGGCGTACTCTTTACTGATGACGTTTAATGGTGAGACTTATACGGTTGAAACAAATGACTTGGATGCAGCACTAAAGGCTATGAAGCCAGCACTGCTACACACTGAGTCATACGTTACAGCTACCAAAGGTGAGAAGGTATCAGAGCGACGGCTATCAAGAGTACAGACACAGCGGATGTTCCTAGATGATGTTGTTAGGCAGGTGTTCGTTAATAACTTACTTCTTAACTAATTATTATGACAGAACATAAAGATGTATTTGGTTACATCACAGCAGAAAAGGAGAGCTACCGTACTGACCGTGTGCCACTGACCAACTCTAAGGACTGGAACATGTATGAACACGTGGAACGCTGCACCAACGTAGCTAACGCCTGGTTCAACAAAGGAGCTAACGACGGTATGCGTCCCTACAATGACATCGTGACACCAGTTATTGATGTTGCTTTTCGTACCGAAGGATTTGATGTTAAAGACATTGTGCCTTACGTCAACAGTGCAGAGAACTACTACAAGTCATTCCTAATCAAGAAGTATCACCCTAAGTGGGCAAGGACAAACGAACTAGACACCTTTATTGATGAGGTAGTTGAAACGTCTATCATTTATGACCTAGTGATTGTAAAGGATGTAAACAACTCTCGACCAGAGGTAGTAGACTTAAAGACTCTAGCTTTTTGTAACCAAGTAGATGCAAGTTCAGGGCCAATCTGTATGCAGCATGACTACTCAGTAGCCCAACTAACAGAGTTTAAAGGCAAATGGAACGATGACGAGATTGATAAAGTTATCGTTCTAGCGACGGCTGACAAGAAAGTTGCACTAGCTAACGACCAAGAAGCCAAACTACCAAGCAAGAGTATCGAATGTTTCGAGCTACGTGGAAACTTACCAGAGTCATGGTTAAAGGATGACGGAGACAAAAACAAGTTTGTTCCGCAAATGCACATTGTTGCTTACTACAAAGATGATGCAGGTAACAAGCAAGGAGTGACTCTATACAAAGGGAAAGACAAGCCACTAGCTGATAACTTTAAGTTCCTAAAGATTGACGGTGTACGTTCTAAAGGAAGAGCATGTGGACGATCTGTAGTAGAACGAATGTTTGACCCTCAAGTGTGGGCTAACTATGCAGGTATCAAAATCAAAGAGCTACTTGATTCAGCTATTAACGTAATGGTTACTGATAGTGAGCAGCTACGAGGACAGAAACTAACTGACCTAAAAAACAACACGTTACTCCACCAAGAGAAGGGAGCAGTTACACAACGACTGGACGGCACACTACAAAACCTACCAGCACTACGACAAGAGCAGCAAGCACAGACAGAGAACGCACGTATTCTAGGCTCAGCGTCAGAAGGACAACTAGGTATAAACCCTGTGTCTGGTACACCGTTTGCACTAGAGAATAAGGTTATCACTGAGAGTCAGGGAATCCACGAGTATCGACAAGGTAAGATTGCTACGTTCTTTGCAGATGTTCTTTACCGTGACCTAATCCTAAAGTATCTCGTTAAAGACATGAACGCTGGCAAGACATTCTCAGAGGAATTGACTATGGATGAGATGCTAGAAATCTCTGAAAAGGTAGCGACTAATGCTGCAAACCGTGAGATAATGCAACTAATCTTGGACGACAAGATGCCAACTCCAGAAGTGCGTGACGAGCTAATCAAGATTAAAAAAGAAGAGTTTATGAAAGGTGGCTCTCGTAAGTTTATGGAGGTACTAAAGGGTGAACTAGACGGTTTACCAATGGATGTACTTATCAATATCAAAGGGAAGCAAAAGCGAATGGCACAGAACGCAGACAAGATTACCAATATCATTAGAGAGATTATTGCGAACCCACAAGCGTTCCAACAAATCCCTGGTATCGGTAAGGCTTTCAACGAGCTACTAGAAGAATCAGGTATGAGTGCAATCGACTTTACACAGATTACTACTCCAGAGGACTCAGCAGTAGCACAAGGGGAAGCACAGGCCCAAGCACCACAAGCTCCACAGCTACCAGAACAACTAACACAATAATATGCAAGAATATCTCAACGACCTAGAAATAGTTAAAATCGAAGCCTTTTGTGCAGACAAAGACATGTACGAGGCAGTCAAGAAAGTAGTGCTACAACACATCTACTCACAAGGGACACTCAAAGCTGGAGAACCAGCAGACCCATTGAAGAACCGAGCCTTCCAACTAGCACAGCACTGTACAGAGAACCCAGTGACTAACGAAGCTATGGGGGCACAACTACGGGGAGTATGGGAAGGAGTCAACGCACTGGAGAGTGGCTACAGTGAGTTGAACAACATTAAAAGCGTAGGGAAAGCTGTAATCAGCCCACTACAAAATGAAGCAGAATAATATGACATCAAACTATAAGAACCTAACAGCATCAGCACAGATTAAATCAACAGCTGGAACACTAGTAGGAATGTATGTAAACAGTACATCATCAGGGACTATCAAGTTCTGGGATCAGACAACCGCAGCTGTACCAGTATTGAACAACACAATCACACCAGCTATCGGATACCACGAACTAGGAAATGTATCTTTTAACACAGCACTATACGCAACCATTGGTGGAACACTAGATGTGACACTTTACTATGCTTAAACAAGCTAAAGCAGCTGTAGCAAAGATTGTTGTCAAGAAGACTGTAGCAAAGAAAGAAAAAGCAGTACCAACAGTGTGTACTAACTGCTTAGCATCGGGACTCCGTTGCCGAGTATGTGGTACAGATGTGGTATAATACTATTAACAAGGTTATCTCACCTTTCAAAAGTGATTTATAAAGTATCATTTCTTACTAAATGACTAACACAATCATCTCAATATGAATATTGAATCAGAAGAAGTAGAGTTGGAAGAAGTGGAAAACGAAGAAATCGAAGAAGAGCAGAAAGAACAAGAGGTAGAAGAAGAAAAAACACAAGAAACACTTGAAGCAAAACGCACACGACTACAGCGACAACTTGACCAAACTGACAAGAAGTTAGGGCGAGAAAAGCCAAAGTCTAAAGCAAAACAATCAGATGAGTTTGATTATGGAGAGTATGCGTATTTAGCGCAGAAAGGAATTGAGAGCGACGACGACATCAAGTTCGTACGAGACAGCATGGCAGATTCAGGGAAATCTCTACGAGATACACTGAACTCAGGATGGTTTAAATCAGAGCTATCAGAACGGCAGGAACTAAACTCTACAGCAGCAGCAGTACCTAAAGGTAAAGCAGCTAACACAGTAGCAACGGATGACGTAGCATACTGGTCAGCTAAACCTATCGAAGAAGTACCAAAAGAAATGCGAGCTAAAGTCGTGAGCGCACGACGAGCTAAAGAGCAAGACCAAGGCAAATTCTACAATTCATAGCAGACTCGTATGGTTGATTACTATAAACAATCAATTATATGGCTATTATCCCAACAATAGAAATCGAAACAACATTGCAGGAACGTCTTGACGCACCTACAGTTTGGAAAGATGTTCTAAAAGTAAAGTACACAAACACAGGAATCCTAAAGAACCCCTACCTTACAGACGCAACTGTCTACACAGGAACACGAGGAACTGGATACGATTCTACAGCAGTAGCAACTGTAGATAATTCTGTAACTATCAACACATACGTTGGTACTTCACAGCACATCGACGACGCTGACCTAGCGCAAAAAACTTTCTCAGACTTCATGGAGATCGCAGAAAACATGGGTACAATGTTGAACGAAAAAGTTGAAACACAAATGCTTGCAGAGCACGCACAATGGACAAACTTTGACAACGCATCAATCGGTGGAGCTGCTGGAAACATCACTGTTTCAGTTTCAAACATCAAAACTATCATCGGAGCTATGAAGACAGCTATCCGTACAGCAGGAGGTGGAGACATGCTTGCTCGTAATGGTGGATTCATCGTATGGCGAGAATCAGATTACGAAAAAGTAGAATCACTAGCATCAGCAGAAGGATTCAAAACAGCTGACATGGTACTAAAGAATGGTATCTCACAAGTAAACGGAGGATTCGTATACTTAGGAATTACACACTACAGTTCATCAAAGCACGCAGCTGGACACGTGTTCGGAGGTGTAAAAGAAGCGTTCATGGTAGGTATCGTGAAAAGCACATACGGACGAGTAAAGACTATCATCAACCCTGTTGTTGCACAGAAGCAAATCTCAGGTGTTGGACTAGAATCACGAGTTGACAACAAGTTTGTCGCTTGGACAAAGATGGTACCAGTTTTATTTGATATTTTGGTCGCATAAATCTATCTCATCTACCTAGTAGATGGGGTACAAGGTCAATAGTATGATTATTGTCCCTGTACCCTGTCTACTAAGTTAAATACTTACTAGTTAATCATACTAACTATGGCGTTCAGGAATAAAGAAGAAGAAAGGGAGTATCAGAAGAAATACTACCAAGATAATATCGTTAAGAAGAAGAAACAACGAGCAGAAGCATACCAGAAGAGAAAGGAATACATTTGCGAGTGGTCAAGGAAGAACTATGTAGAAAACAAGGACAAAATCCTTAAAAGAAACAAAGCCTATTCCCTCACACTCAAGTCACGATACAGTGTTCTCACAAGGAAAACACCAGCACGTGGGTACGCAATGAACATCTCCTTTGAGGACTTTTGTGCAATTGTTTCTGAGCCTTGTCACTACTGTGGAGACAACATAAACATAATGGGCATAGATAGAGTAGACAACCTAGTTGGATACGAAATCACTAACTCAGTTTCTTGTTGTAAACTCTGCAACATGATGAAGCATAGTAACGACATTGATACATTCCTTAACCATGTAAGTAAGATACATAGATTTAACAACCAAATTAAATAAAACATTATGGCACTATCACAAGGAAAACGACCACTATTCGAGGCAGTACAAGTTAAGGCTTTCAGTCTTACACCTGACGACTCAGAGAGTGCGTTGAACATCATCGAAGCAGGAGTTACCTCAGTTCGACTTGGAGCTAATGTGACCGGCGTTACAGACTTTGTAACACTTCCATCACTTGCATCAGTAGAAGACGGACACGTAGTAACAATCATAGCAGGAGCAGCGAACTGTGAAATTCGTACACCAGCAGGCTCAGACGAAGAAATTAACTCAGAGAACTCTGACGGCACAAAAGAGTATCTACTCACAGCTACTCAGGTTCACCGATTCACTAAGATTGATAATACAATCGGATGGATGGGGCAAGGATTCACAGCTATTGGCGCAGTTGCCACAGCAGTAGTCCCTGACTAACTTTCTGTTTCAAGACCTTACTTCGGTAGGGTCTTGGCTACAGTAACTTAATTAACACACATGGTATTTTCAGACACAACAAACAATCTAGGAATCGTACAACAGGCTCGTTCAATGATGCGTGTTGATGCTACACAGTGGCCAACTTATCAGATTGTAAACAGTTGTAACAACTACCTAGACACCATCACAGGCTACGCCATCGGAGCTGACCGGCTATTCCAGTTTGACGATACTAACCATTCAAAGCTACCTATCGGTACTACAGACCTTACTGCATCGCAGAAGGACTACAGTTTCCTAACTGACGAACAGGGTAACTCAATCCTTAACCTACTGCGCATCGACATGCTAGATAGCGCAGGTAACTACTCGCAGCTAAAGCCAATAGATGAGTCACAAATTCACGGCGCACTAGATGAGTTTGAAGGAAGCGAGGGCACACCCATCTACTACGATAAAATCGCAGATAACATTATCCGACTATACCCAACACCAGAGACATCAGTGACAGCAGGGCTAAAGTTCTACTTTCAACGGTCAGCCTCATACTTTGATGCAAACGACACAACGAAAGAACCAGGTGTATCACCACTACTACACAGAGGATTCGTTATAGCAGCAGCCTACGATGGAGCTATGACACTAGGACTAGACAGCCTATCAGCACTGTCAAACGAGTCACTCAAAGAGGAGATGAAAATGAAGCAAACCTTTGATAACCGTAATACAGATAGTGTGTCAGTAATGATGCCACCGTACATTGATTCCCGATAGCTATGATTAACAAAGATAAACCATCTAAATCAACACCAGTCTACCTAAACGTCGGTAGCGGCTTTACATTCTTAGTGGGTGGAGGGTATAGGTTGCTTATCAACTCTATCTCAGGAGCCTTCCTGAATAAAGACAAAGCCTCTATCGGGGAGACATGGGCAACTATTAGCACCACATGGGCAACCGAATCACGTACTTGGTTAGCCGCATCTCAACTCATAGGAAACACAGGAAAGCCAACGACTACACTTACCAACGAATCTAAACCAGCATAATATGGCATCTATCACCAACATCGAGGCTACAGACTTAATCACTAACAGTCGTGCAAATCTAAATAATAACTTTTCAGCCTTAAACACTGACAAGGTAGAAACTAGTGTATTAGATACAGACACAACCCTAGCTGCAAACAGTGACGCTAAAGTAGCGACACAAAAGGCTGTTAAAGCATATGTAGACGCTGGGGGTAACGTAAATGCAACAGAGACTACTAAAGGGATTGTTGAGATTGCTACAGCAGCGGAAGTGGCAGCTGGGACTACTACAGGAGCAACGGGAGCTACTCTAGTGCTGACACCAGCAGCGTTTGCAGCAACTACAGCTCCAGTAGTAAACGTGTATGAAGTTGGTGACAGTCCTGCAACATGGACAAAGCCAGCAGGGTTGAAGTACGTGGTGGTAGAGGTACAAGGAGCAGGAGGAGGTGGAGGAGGTGGTAGTAACACGGCAGGGAGAAGAGGCTCAGGTGGAGGTGGGGGAGGATATTCCAAGAAGACTATTCTTGTAGCATCTTTAGGGGCGACAGAAACAGCTACAGTAGGAACGGGGGGTACAGGTTCGACAACAGGAACAGCTACTACAGGTGTGACATCATCGTTTGGAGTTCATGCTACCGCAGCAGGAGGAACAGGTGGTACTGGCGACAACGGACTCCCAGGTTCTGGTGGTGTTGGGGCTAGTGGTGACATTAACTTGTATGGACATAGGGGTACAAAAAGTACTGATAGTGGAGATATTCCAGGGGACGGTGGTGCATCCACATTAGGTGGAACAGTTGCAGGTAAAACGACCAACTCCACTGATAACGGGAGTACTGGACTGGGTTACGGTGGGGGAGGTGGGGGAGGTGCTAGAAACAGCACAGGAGGAACAGGTGCAGCAGGTGTCGTAATCGTCACAGAATATTATGTCTAAACCCGCAGAATACACATTCAATAACTTCTCAGGTGGGATCAGCGATGACTTCCGAGAGGAGAACGCAACCAAATTCCAAGTGTCTAAGCACTTTGATGTGTTTTCGCAGCCTAATCGGATGATTCCATACCGTTCACTAGAAGCTGACACCGAAACAAGCGTATCTGCCACTGATTTAAAGCAATACTTTGCTCGGGACTTCCTATATGCCTCTGCAACGTCTAAACTATACGCACTAGGGCAGACTGGAGCAGGTCTAACTAAGATTGTACAGAAAGACGACGCTACTACTGGCCTGTGGACAAAGCCAGCTAACTCAGAAGGCAACGGTGCCGTACAGAACGGTTGTTTAGTGGAGTACAAGGACTACTTGTGGGGCTTCCAGGGGACTACACAGGTGTTTAAATGGGGATTACTGTCTGGGACACCAACTATCACTAATAGCGCTGGTACAGTCGATACTATCACCTCTGTAGCCCAAGGTTTGATTGCTAAAGACGACAATTTGTACCTCCCATACAACAATAAGATTGCCCGAGTAAATCCAGGTGGAACAGTACAGAACGATGTGCTTGTTTTACCGTCTAACTTTAAGATTACATCTATCGCTAACTACGGTAACTACCTAGCAATCGGGTGTGCGCCTGTATCTACCTTCAACGGTACTTCAAAGGTGTATCTATGGAACCTAATCTCAGACGATGTACAAGAAGCTATTGACTGGGGTGAAGGTGAGCTACGTGTCCTCGAAGTCATCGAGGGAATGATTGTTGGAGTTACAGACCAATACCTAAACAACGCTACTGGAGCTGGTAAGGGGTCAATGATTATCCAAGTGTACCAAGGAGGGACACCACAGGTTATCAAACAAGTATTTACAGAAGCACTGACTGGAAAATCTATGCCACTAAGTAAGTCGGTTAAAAACAACCGTTTGTTCTTTGCTTGCAAGATTATGACCAACTCAGCCGGGACAGAATACAACGAGGGCATCTGGTCGTTTGGCCGTAAGAACGTCAACTACCCGTTTGCTCTCAACCTAGACGTTATCGACGAGAACATTAACACTAGTGGCATCCAAGGCTTTGGTACTGCCGCTAACTACTTCTTTATTGCGCACTCAGGTGACGGTTCAGTAGATAAGACAGACGACACAGCAACGTACGACTTCACTAGTATCTACGAGTCACAAATCATCAACTTTGGTGACGTATTCTCAGATAAAACACTCCTAACTGTAGATGTGTCTTTTGCACGCTTACTATCAGGGCAAACTCTTACAGCCCTGTACCGTTTAGATGGGACGACTTCATGGGTGACTATCGGGACGTTTAACACAGTAGGCGCGGTGTCTAAGACATTCCTAAACATCGAAGCTACTGGAATTGCCCTAGGCTCTGGTAGAGAGATGGAGTTTAGGCTAGAGAGTACAGGTGGCCTAGAGATTACTGGACTGTCATGTAAGGCACGTATCAATAACAACGCATAGTATGGAAAATGACCTACAACAACAGGTAAACATGCTAAGTCAACGCCTAGAAGCACTCAGCTCCCAGGTAAACGCCAACAACTTTGTCGGTAGCCAAGACTTTAACAAGGCATCACGATTTAACACACTATTAAAGGTTCCGAGATACAACACGCTACCTGCAACGTGTGAGGTAGGTGAGATAGTAGAGGACAATGGAGTATTAACAATCTGTTCTGCCACTGACACTTGGACAGTCGTCGGAACACAAACATAGCGTGGTATAATTAACTAAATATGGCAACAGCAGCATCAAGAGCAAGGAGCAGACGAGCAGCAAGAAGTTCACGGAGTTCATCCTCTAGTTCTTCTTCTAGTTCTTCACGTAGCTCAACACCACGAGAGCAGCTAGCTAGTATAAAGAAACAAGCGCTAAAGGTACAAGATACTTATAACCGAACAGGTAGCTCACTCACTAGCGCACAACGACGGAGTGCATCTGAGGGTCTTAGTGCTGCATCAGCTGGCCTGTCACGTATTTCTAATAGCCGAGGAGGTGGTAGTAACATTACATCTGATAACTTGAGGGAGCGAGAGCCAATTAACTTACCAACTCCAGTGCAGGGAAACGACTTGACAGGTTTAACTAATGGTATCAATACCTCACTAGCAGGAGCAAGTGGTTCCACTTATGACCCCGAAACGGGGTTTGTTTCAAATACTACCGACACAGACGGCGCATCAGACAATCTTACTGAATTATTTAATGCCAAGACTAATGCTGACGCACAAGCAAGAGCAGACCGACCAACCAGTGAGAGTTTTGTCCGAGAGATGCAGCAAGAACTACGGCCAAAAGAAAACCTAGTCAATAGCTTACAGAATCAAATCACAGCTATCACCAGTACCCGTGACGCTAACCAACTACGACTAGAAGGACAAGGCCGAGGTATAACAGATACTATCATCGGTGGACAACAAGCTAAGATTGGACGAGAAGCTGCAATCCAAGCTCTACCTATTCAAGCACAACTAGCGGCAGCTCAAGACGACCTAGAGTCAGCTCGTTCATACCTAGGGCAACTCTTTACTGCAAAAACACAGGATGCAACTAACGAGTACAACTATCGTACACAACTAAACGCATCAGTGTATAGCTTCTTAGACGGACAAGAAAAACGAGCTATGGACGCAAAGAACAAGCAACTAGACCGAGACTTTGGTGTAGAACAGGCTAATATTGCTTTCCAAAGGCAGTTAGGTATGCAAGCAATCGAGTTTGGTCAAAGTGGTCTTATCTCTGGTATTTCAGCATTAGACCCAGCATCTCCTACATTTGAAGCAGATATGGCAGGATTTACAGCACAGCTACGGAAGCCAGT